TTGCTGTATCTGCTAAAGTTAAAGAAGCCATCTTTTTTCCAGTTTTTGTAATTCTTGGTTTAAAAGAAACTACAAACATTTCCTCTTCACTATATGGTAATTGTTTGTAACCTAAAAATTTAACAAGTGCATTTGAAGATTCTTTTATTTCGTCAACAGAAATTGCAGAGACAATCCGATTATCATTAGCAAGGACCAGGTAAGTACGACCCGTCTCAATAACTGTTGCTTCTTCATCAAATATACCAATACTGCCAGTTTTGTCCAGAATTTCAACTCGTGACCAACCTTTTCCTCGTTTAATTGCTTTAACCATACCCATTAAAATGTATGATCCCTTTTCTTCAAATGAATCAACGTCTTGAATAAATGCATAATAGTGTGAAGGAATTGCTATATTAAACTCTGGTAGATTTAAATATTCATAAATATTTTCTTTAATTTCACTATCATTTCTTTCATTATCAGCAAATGTTGCTGCACCAATAAGTTTAAGAGCATTAAGCGCTCTACTGTTTACACCATTACCTTTTGTAAAAGTAAATTCTTCAAGTTCTTTGTATGTTTTAAATGGACGAGCAGCGATATACTTTTCAGCAATATTAGTAGAAATAAACTTAATTCCTGTTAGTCCAAACCTTATGCCCTTACCTTCAATTTTAAAATCAAGATCAGAATCATTGATATGTGGAAGTTTAATAGATATCCCCATACGTTTTGCTTCAATGAGATATTCTGTTCTACCATCCTTATCCTTCTCATTTTTAAGAAGGGCAAACATAAACTCAAGCGGATAATAATATTTTAACCACGCCGTCCAATATGAGAGCGTAGAGTAAGCAACCGCATGAGACTTGTTGAACGAGTATCCCGCATGCGCTTCAAAGTCATGCCATAGATCACGAGCCTGATTGGGACTAATATAGGCAGAAGCACCAGCAACAAACTGCTCTTTGTATACATCAAATTCTTTAGCATCCTTTTTCTTGCCAATGATTTTTCTAACTTTATCTGCCTCTGACATGGACATACCGCCAAGGTGTACGCATGCCTGCATAACTTGCTCTTGGTAAAGAACGCAACCATAGGTGTCCTCCGTATATGGCTTTAATATCTGATGTAGATATGATACAGCCTGTTTGCCATGTTTACGAGCAATATAATCTTTTCCAATAGTATTCATTGCGCCTGGACGAACAAGAGCATTTGATGCTGCTAATTCATTAAAGTTTTTTACTCCCATTTTTACTAGAAGGTTTGTATATGGTGTTGCTTCACACTGAAATACACCTTTTGTATACCCGTCTGAAAGCATCTCATATACTTTAGGGTCTGCCATATCAATTGATAAAAGATCTATGTCTTTATAATGATTTTGTTTAATCATCCCAATAGCATCTTTTACTACACTTAAAGTTTTTAAACCTAATGCGTCAATTTTAATAAGACCAATTTTTTCAGCCTCTTCCATGTCGACGCCAACGACTGGAATCCTATCGTCAGATCCAGGAGAAGAACGAGTTTCCAACGGCGCAAACCTAAAGATTGGATCTTTGCTAGTAACAACTCCTGCAGCATGAATGCCAGTACCCCTAATACGACCACGTAATTGATCTCCATAAATCTCCACCTCTGGATATTTTTCTCTAAACCACAATGTAGTTTTAGATGTACAGTATTCATCCCAAGTATCAACTAATTTTAAAACTTTGTTAACATCTGTAAGTGGAATGTCTAAAACTCGTGCAACATCTCGTACTACACCCTTATCTTTAAATTCAAGGAATGTTGCAATAGATGCTACGTGCCTGTACTGTCTAACTAAATAATCTTTTACTTCATCACGACGAGTATCCTGAATATCTGTATCAATATCAGGAAAATCATTACGTTCTGGATTAATAAAACGAAAGAATAAAAGTCCATGCTCTAATGGATCTATATCTGTAATTCCAAGCATATAACAAACTAAAGAACCAGCAGAGGATCCACGTCCAGGACCAACCAATATCCCTTCTTTCTTAGCCCAATTAATCATGCTTTGAACTACAAGAAAGTATGGGGCAAACTTTTTATCTTTAATGATTTCAAGTTCTTCGTCTAATCTTAATTCATACGAATCATTTCCTACCCAAGAAGATGTTAATTTTTTATCACTTAATGCTTGCCATGCTAGATCTCTTAGTTGCTGATCTGGGTTTTTATATTGAACAGGAAGTAAATTTAATCCATCTTTAATGTCATAATCCTCTACTGTATCTGCTAACAATAGGGTATTAGAGTATATATCTTCCCTATTAATACCCTGTTTTTCCATTGCTGCTTTAATTTCTTCATATGAAAGAAGATGAATATCAAATTTATTAAATGTTATATCACGATCATGACCATATAAATAATCAAGTCGTTCCATCATGTTTGTTTTCTTTTTAGATTTTTCATACGTTGCTTCTTTGTTTACTTTTCCATGCGTATTTAGGATCAACTTAAACTCTTGTATTTCTTTTTGCAACGTATCTGAATGATGACAATCTGGTGTAACAACAACTTTTATATTAAATTCATCAGCAAGTTCAATAAGGTATTTGTTTATTTCTGGTGTATTGTGTGGCATAACCTCAATATAATAATCACTACCAAAGTTATCTTTAAACCAATTAATGTTCTTTTTAGCAATTGCAAACTCTTGCTCTTCTAATGCTTTAACAATAACGCTACTAGGACAAGCAGAAGTTACAATAATTCCCTCTTTATACTTTTTAAGAATTTCAAAATCAAATCTTGGTTTTTTAAAAAATCCATCTGTCCATGCAATTTCACTAATCTTATTAAGATTTTCCAAACCTTTTTGGTTCTTGGCTAGAAGGATAATATGATTATAAACAAGGTCTTGTTGACCTTCTCTTTCAGACTTATCTCTTTTATCAGATATGTCTGCACACATGTATCCTTCTAAACCAAGGATTGGCTTAATACCCTTTTCTTTTGCAGCACGATACAACTCTCTGTGACCAGAAAGCGTACCGTGATCTGTAATTGCAAGAGCGTTCATACCCAACTTGCTAGCACGGTCTACATACTCTTGTGGAGTTGCTATGCCGTCAAATAGGGAGTAGTGAGTATGAACATGTAAGCCTACATAGTTCATCTATTACCAGTCTATATTGGTAGCAGACGAAGTTGTTGGGCCATCAAACCCAAGATAGAATGCTTCTTGTTCAGCATAAGGAATTTTCTTCAATGCTAACTCAAGAGGATAAGGTTTAATTTCTGACCAATCAAATGGTTCTGCATCTGGTGCACCTGGAATGGTTGTGTAACTTGTTTCAGTACCTTGACCATTACGCTTAACTTTCCAGACTACATTTGATATGCTTCCTGTTTCAAGAGCATATTCACGAATTGTATTAAATGCTGATTGCTTGCTAACACCCATTGACCAAATAGCCACGTAAGGTGCTTCAATTCCGTCATCAACTAGAACATTGCAATAAAAACGAAGACGTGCTCTCCAGCCAGCCTTTGGATCCTTACGATGCATTTCTTCTGCCCAGTCACGACCTTCTGACTCCATTGTATCTACAGCCTTACGCTTGTAGTCTTTTGGATTTGTGTGTTCCTTGACAACTAGAGCAAGACCACGATCTGCACTGTAGTTTGCAGAGTCTTCATCTAGTTCTTCAATAAAACGAACTTTTGCTGCTTGACCATCGGCAAGTTTAAGCCATCTTACCTTTGGTGAGTTTTCATCATATTTTGGTTTGTCGAGCAGGGCATTAATATTTTTGAGTCCCTTTACTACGCTCATATTTTTCTCCTTCGATTTGTTATATTAGTTTAGCATAGAGGATATGGATTTGTCAAACTGAAACTCAATGTTTCTGATTGCATCATCATCCATGTCGCCTATATCTTTATATTTTTTATCTATGTTGATGACGGTGACTAATGAACCAAGTTTTTCAATTAACTTATCTTTCATTATTGAGCCAGCCTCATCGTTGTCTGCAACAAGTACGATATTATTGAAGTACTTTGCTAATAATTTAACCTGCGATGCAGATACATTAGCCCCCAGTGTTGCAACTGCTGGGAATCCTACTTGGTCTAGTCTTATAGCATCAAAAGATGACTCAACTACATACACAGTGCTAGAACTTTTAACTCTATGAAGATTAAATAATATTTTACCTTTTGGAAGTCCTGGAGTATTTTTAAATTCTTTACCTTCTACAGATCTACCAACAAATCCAAGTGTCATTCCATCTGGGGAATGAACTGGGATAGTAACCATGTCTTGTTTTTCTGAATAGCCAAGTCCAAACTTTTTAACTGAATCTTCTGTTATAGATCTACCAAAATAATATCTCATTGCTCTTGGCGACTCAAGTGCTTGATTGTTTAATCGTTTAATTAATACTTCATCATATTGAACAAAATCTGGCGGAGCATACATTGTTTTATTAATTACGCTCTCAATATTAGTTTCTGTTTGTTTGCTTTTTATATATCTTGCTGCTTCAAAATAAGTTCTACCAGTTACAAACATTACAAATTCTTCAAGATTTTTAGTTGTTTGACATCCAAAACAAAAAAATAATCCACTATCTTTTGCAATTTCAGCAGCAGGAGTTCTAGTATTATTATGATATGGACAATAGATTATATAATCATTACCAAATTCTGCTTCAACATCAATACCTGCACCACTAAGCACTCTTTGTATTTGTTCTTTACTATAAATATTATTTACCATCTTCATAATCCTTATATCTATAATACCCTTTATCAAAATCTACTTGTACTAAAAAGTCTCCCATAAAACCATTTCTGTTTTTTCTAAATACACATTCAATAATATCACTATTCGTAGCACGACCCAGTGCCATAACCCAGTCAGCATCGTAAGCAATTTGTCTTGACCATGCTGTTTGACCAAGTGTTGGAGCACTACTCAAGTCTTTAACATCGTCTGGAGTGGCAGATGAAATAGCAATAATAGGAACCTCTTCACCAATAGCCATAAGTTTAAGTTCTCTGGAAAGGTTTTTCATACGTACCGTTTCGTTATCAGATTTTTGGTTTGGAGACATAAGTTGTAAGTAGTCAACAATAACAAAGTCTGGTTTGTATTGATCAATCTTTCCACGGATTACTGATGGATTAACTTCGCCACCACTGTCATTTGAAATAATATGAAATTCTGGTTTACCCGCTATTTTATTAGCATGCCAATTTTTTAACATATCAAGTTCTACTTCGCCATTACTTAGTTTTCTATGTGACCAAAGACCTTCTCCCATAATTGCAAATACACGATTACGAACTTCTGTTTCAGACATTTCAAGAGATATCACTAATGGAGACTTACCTTGTTTCCATGCTTGAACTGCAAAGTAAAGTGCAAGCCATGATTTACCAATTCCAGGATAAGCAAGGAACACCCCAAGTTGTCCTGGCATAATTCCAGAAGGTAGGTAGTTGTCAAATCCTGGCAAACCTGTTTTAATTCCAACTTGACCAGTTAATTTTTGTTGCTGAATCTTTTCAAAATATGCAACTGCAGAATCAAGATCGGTAGCATCAATATCACGTATAGCAGAAGTGTTTTTCTTTAATTCAGAAGTTTTTGTAATTAATCCATTTAGTGCTTCTGTCCCATTGCCAACCTGTACTTCACCTGCTGCAGATCTTAATATGTCTTTAAGGCTATCATTTAAATACTCTGCCTGCAACTCTTCAAGATGATGTTTAGTAGCACCAACGCCATCTACTGGTTGAAAATCTCTAAATTTTTCTACAACTAAAGATGTTGGGGGAATAGATCCATTGTTGTCAAAATATAAACGAATAAAATTCCATACATCGTTATGAGTTCTAAGAAGATTTTCTACGTTGGCCTGTAACAAAACATGCATTTGCTTATCTTGCAATAGTGCCGATATAACTTTTGCCTCTGTATTATTCACTAAGCCACCTTCTTGCTAACTTTCTGCGTTCTAATCTTTCTTGAATATCTTTTTTTGTTTCTATCTTACCACTAATAATCTTTTCTGCATTATATGCAAAATGATTCCAACTAGGCTCTTCGGCAATACTAAAATAATAATCAAGCAAATCGTAGCATTCTGAAATACCATAAGATTCAACTAAAGCATCGGAAGACCATTGCTCTACATTTAAATTTAAAGATGGCTTTTGCTGGTATCTTGCTGTGTGCAATTTACTATATCTACTAAGCAAAGCCATACGGTCTTTGCGTTCAGCCATTATTCTGTACTGTCAGCCTCTGATTGTGCTTCCTGAATCTTTTCTGTTAGTTTGTCTTCAACAAACTTATAAACTCTGTTAAAGGCCTGCTCTGTATTTTCACCATCACGCTTAGAGTCAACAACTCCAAGATCAAGCCTTAATGACTGGAAATTACCCAAATTAAGGGTATACCCTAATGTTACTGATACTTTTGTGCTTTCGTTTTCCATTACCCCACCCATTCTTGATTTTAAATATTCTCTGACCAAACAGGAATAAATCTTCCATCTTCTGTCTTTGTATATGTAAGTATACCGTTACCCATTCGCCTTGTCAACTCTTGATTTGTAGGCGTCATATTATTTGTTATTAATCCGTCTCTTCTTGGTTGTCCAATATGTATAGATGCCAGTATATCACGAATTGCTTTAACTGTGCTTTCTGAATAATATGATCTTATTTGCCACCCAGTTTTTCCATTTAAAGTAGAACCTATTGGTGGTGGAATCACTCCTCGTTTAATTAGTGTTGGCATATATTTTCTATGACGATTAATTAATTTAGCAGTCTCTGCAACTGTATATGCCTTTTCTCTATTTTTTCTAAAATCAGTTCTTAAACAAGTTTCAATTCTATCTTTATTAATATTATACACAGAAACTAAACCAGTAGACCTAGAACTATGATGTAACCTTACAAGATCGCCATTAAGAAACCAAATTTTTTTACTTCCTTTTATTACAGACTCGTTATTATAGATTTGCTCATCGATAATTCCTTTTCGAGTAACCATCTACCTTCCTCGCTTTCAGTTGGTGGATGATAAAATTTTCTTAATCCACACCGAACACAATATACCTCTATATGCTGCATGGTAGTATAGAGTCTGTCAACAAACAAACGGCCACGGCACTTGCTACAAGAAAGCATAAATAATCTTTAGTTTGGAATACCAACAGCAATTAAGTTAACTGCAAGTGATACATTCCCAGATGCTCCAAACCTGACAAATCCATCAACTTTGGACGTAGTTGGTCTTTGTAAGACAACCGTAACATTTTGACCAGCCTCAGTATTTCCAATATTTAATGCTGTTGCTGTAACTATTGGTGGAAACTTAAAGTCATTTTGAAAAGAATAAGTAAATGCTCTTTCATTACCAGCGTTTACAATACTGTTTGTAAAAATTTCTACATACCCGCCAACAACTCTTGCATTTGATGTTTTTATATTTTCCTTAATTGATGGACCATTATCAATGCTTGTAAAATTATATGCTGCAGAAGAAATCTCTGTAGATAAATCATTAATAGTCTTAGCCAACTCATAAATATATGTAACATCTAATGGTTGTCCACGTTCTGGTAGCGGTATTTTTGCCATTGTTCCTCCTATTTAATTATACCAAAGAAACTATACTTGATTCAAATATAGTCAATTCAGCATTTCTTACCTTGTTAACACCTTCAACCTGTATGGCTGCTCTAACATTTGTTGTGCCAGTATTAATAAAACTATATGAATGAATTGGAGAAGTTCCGTGATATGTATAACTTCCTCCATCAAACTTTACAAATATATCATATTTGGGTCTAGTATTTTCATCTCCCCAAATAACTGTAGAAGTATTGCCATTAACAATTAATTGACCACTAACTGCTTCTATATCTGGAGCGATTGCTGAAAATATTGGCGACCAATGAGAGTATCTATTTTTATCTTCAGAAATAATCCTATATCTTAAAAAGTATTCGTTGTTATCTCCTACAGGCGGTAGTTGATTTTTAGGAATAATTAGTTTTTTAATACCTGTGTCAGACATTAAGAAACACCGACTGCAAATCTAAACTCTACATAATTACTAGTATTAGGAGACTTTGTAACTGTTGTTGCATTATCATTTTTAACAACAGAATACCCAGTTAAACCATAAAGTGGATTAACCGTTTGAGTATTTTCTAACCTTAATGCATCTAAAGCAATATAATAATCTTCTGATGGATTTCCACCATCTATGACACATGCGTAAATTTTAACAACTGTTACTGCATCCCAAGTAAAATTTGCAGTTGTATAAAGTTCTTGTAATTTTTTAGAAATAACAAAATATCTATTTGTTTCAAAATCTGCAATATAGTTTTCTAAATTTCCAGAACTATCTTGATTTATTTCTGCTTCAAATCTTGCAAACTCTCCAGAACCAGTATCTGTTGAAGAAAAATCAATTAAAATTCTAACTGTGTCTGGAATTGCAAAAGAACTTCCATTTTTGTTAATTAAAGAAAATGCTAATCTTAATTCATCTTTAGGAGAATTTTTACTAAAATCAACCTGTGGATTAGTTAAATGTATATGATTTGAACCTGGCTCAATTACAAAATGATCTAACGTTGAGCCACTCTCTTCGCTAAGAGTTATATCTGCGTCGTTTCCTTGAATTAAAATTATATTATTTAAAAATCTACATCTTTCATATCTATCTGCACGAGATGTTTTAAAAAATATTAAATTATCAGCATTTGTTTGAAAAACTGGATCTGCAATTGAAATAATATTATCGTTTTGTGGACTGTCTAATGCAGTAGGAAAAAAAACAATTTCTGCTGCAGAAGCCTCTGTATGGTATTGCCAATTTTCTGTATTAGTAAAAGCAAAAATAGTTTTACTGTCATATGCTCCAGCAGAAGGATTTAATCCTGCAGAGTATAAACCTATTTCTGATATTTCATATCTTTCTTCTGTTGGAAGTTCTGCAGTTAAAACAATTTTATCTATACCATTTTCTTTTATAAAACCTTTTGAAGAAATTGGAACTCTAAACATTTCAAAATCAAGATTTTGTTTATTAGAAACATCATTTTGAATATCAAATGTATCTAATGGTTTAGAGCCACACCCAACAGCAATATATGAAGCATAGGCTGGAGCCTGACCAAGCAAATATTTTCCAATAATTGACTTGCCAGTGTCTGTTATCATGATTCATTCCCATCAAGTTGTATACTATATATTGTACCACTTGTGCTTAACTGAACCTCAAGTTGTTCATCATTGTTTAAATTAATAGCCTCTATAACTAAATTACCCAAGTCATCAACATAAACATTTGTACCGTTTAACCCATTACCAACATTTGGTACCTTTTGATAAAAATTAATAGAAAATCCAGAAAAATATTTATCTGAAGTTTTTTGCAACCCCAAAATATTGTTTGAGTTATATGCTTGTTGTATTGATTTTATATTTTTTATTGGTTGATAAGAAATATTTTGACCATTAATGGTATCACTTCTTGATATGCTAATTAATTCTTGTCCACCAATATTTTCAAAAATTAAATCAGTCATTTGCTCTATTAAAACTGCTTCATTATTAAACAATACAATATCTGGTGTAGCAGTTTTAATTAAATTTGCATTAGAAGATATAATAACTTGATTAATATTTAATGGAGTATTTGGGGTAGGAGATAAACTGTCTGACATTTTATACCTCGCTTAAATAAACAGTCATGTCTGGGCCATTAATATTTCTTGAATATTCAATATTATATACTACAAACCTATCATTTTCAGAAGATATTAAATTTAAATTATCAGAATTTTTATAATCAATAGTAACAATATCTCCTAATTGTAATGTTGGTATAGCAAATAACTTTAATCCTATTGATTTTTTAGGGGTCATTACTTTATTAATAATCCATCCCATCAAGGCTTCTGCATCATCCTGTGTTTGTATATATGGAGTGTTTATTGAAAACTCATTCTTACCGTAGATTAATCTACTTAGTTTTATTTGATCATATTTAACTTTTTCAAATATTGGAGAATATGTTAAGGAATTACCCTGCAATGGTGGGTCTGACAAATTTCCACGTTTTTTAAAATATTCATCAACAGATAGTTCATGTGTTGTATCTTGTGTAAATGCAATACCCTGAATTCGTAAATAGTTACCAGTTGTTTCGTCTAAATTAATTGCTGAATCTGTTGAGTTAAAAATTAAAAATTCTGCCCCATAAGAATCTGCATAAAATCCAGAAACTGTATAAGTTTTTATTCTATTAAATGTTGGAGAAAGTTCTGCATAAAGTGCTGGGTATGCACGATCATATTTAATATTAAAATATGCACATTCACGCATAATTGATCCAAATTCTTCAAAATACATATTATATTTAGGAGGTTGTTGTGCACTAATACCAGATAAATATGTTGATTGAACGGTTTTATTCATTTCATATTTTCTAAATGATTCATTAGAACTAACTTCTTTATCTTTAAAAGTAGATAATATTGTGTCTCCAGTTAATACACTAGAATTTTGAGAATAATTTTCTGATAAAGCATATACATTTTCAAACATACACTTTGAAGATCCACGAGTAAATAAAGCAATATTATTATAAACTGGAAGTGGATCTGGATCATCTACAACCTTAACTATTTGATTATTAATATACAAGAAAAATCTTCTAATATTTCCTATGTCTTGATACTCTACCGATAAATCATATACCGTTGGGTTTTCTTCTCCTGAAACTCTGTGTTGGCCAGTAAATTTTCCATCATCAACTAATATTTGACTAAGTCCACCCCATAATTTTATTGGAATTGCATTATCCGAAGAATTTTCTTTTTTAATTTTATAAAATATTATATTATTAATTGATATATTGGATTGATTATTTTTATCTAAATTTAAATAAGATTCAACATTGTTTTCTGTTAATGCAACAATTTCAAAATAATATCCATTATTTGTTTCTGGGTTTAACATAACTGCTAAACCTCCGCTACCACCACCAATGCTAATACTTTGATTTGCTTGAACTCCTCCAATTTGATAATATGGCATACTTCCAATAGGTGTTTGACTTCTTATTTCATTATTTTCAATTTTTCCAATTATCCTCATTCTTGTTCCAAAATTTTTATATGCATTATCTAAATTTTTATAAACATAAGATACAAAATCAATTGGAGTTTCTGTACTTTTAAAAGACGGACCATTCATAACTAAAGCAGAAGATTGAATTGTTCCAGATTGTGTAGATTTTAGATTATTTACTTCTGTTTCTGTAGAATAACTAGTAGCCATATAATTTTTAATAATGCTATTTCTAGATGTTTGTTTTGATAAAACATTGTTAATTCCTGCTGGACCAATGGATGTTTGCGGTAGTGTTGGATTAACATCTGTTGTAAATAAATATTGTGACTTCATGTTGCATCCACGAACATAATCATTATTAGACCAATAAGAATCTATTCCAGCAGTATGGGATGTTACTGGTGTTCCAAATTGACCACGACCATGTTCATAAACTTCTCCTGGTTGTAATCTTGTTATAGAGTTATTAGTTTCGTAGTATGGTGTTGAAAAAATACGAATAAGTCCAGTTGGGTATATTTTGCCATTAAAAGGTAATGATGCAAAGTATTTTTGATATTCTTGATTGCTTGAAATCCAAACATTACCAATTCCAGTAATGCTAAATTCTGCTGCATCATATCTAATTATTTCTCCATTAGAAAATAGATATCCCTGATATCTTGTTAACCAATAAACATTTTCTCCAATATCAATAATGTTGTTAGTAACTATGCCATTAACTACTGTTGGCAATGAATTAGATAGGTCTGAGTTTAATGGCATTGCACCTAAAACATATTTACTTTGTTTTGATGCTACCTCGTTTATTGTTTTTGTTGAAGTTGTTCCAGACGCTTCCCATAATAAAACTGGTTTATATATCCATGTTTTTTCTTTATCAATTACCGACGATTGTCTGATTGAGCCATAAGATCTTTGAATATATCGAGTTGTATAGTTTATTTTGCCATCATTAAATATTTTTTTATCTTCACTACTTATAGCAATAATATTTGGTATTTTTGATAATGTTTGATTTTCAATAATGCCAGAAATTGACTGATTGTTATTTCCAAGTAAATCTATGTCGGTATTACGCATGTCATTTGTTGGCATTAAGTAGTCTTTGCTCATTACTATAAAGTTATTATATTCATCAAAAAACATTGCTGTTTGTGTTGATATTGCAAGTTGGTTTAACACTTCTGCAACATTTTGATCTGGAGCAACAAAAAAATAAGGAATAATTGGATCATTTTCATTATCAACTCTTTTAAAAGAATAATTAGTAAATCCAATATAATCTAATAACAAAGATATGGCATAACTTAATGAAACTTCTGTAACCAGTATTCTTGGAGCAGGCATTGATTCTAAAAAGAAATAAAAATCTCTTAACTCTAACGATAATTTACCTGCGGTTACATCAGATTGTGGCATACCTTCTGAATATAATGTTTTTATTGGAACAAAATAATTTGAACCCTCTACATTTAATATTTCTTCATAAAAATTAAATTTAATATTTTTTCTTAAATAATTTTTAATAATACTATTTAAATTATTATAATTAAACGCTTGATCTATATCAAATATAGATATAGACCCAGTAGATGCTAATAACTGTCCAACTGGCAATGATGTATTTCCAAGATCAGAAAGTGATTTACGAACAGTATATTCAATAACGCTATCTGATATATCCGCAACAAGTCTTGGAGACATCTCAATTAAATCAAAAGTAGATTCATTTTTATTCATTAACTCTACAACAACCCTAATTCCACGAATGTATTCAAATTCTGTATATTTAGATTCTTTAGTTATTGGATCAAGAAATGCTTTTGGAGATACAAAATTTTTAACAAAATTTGTTTGACTTGTTATTAACTCAGAACCTAACGTCCAGCCATATTGTGGAATAAATGTTTCATATTCAGACAAAGTACTATTCCAAACATAAAATACTCCTATATCTAATTCATTGTGTTTAATTAAATAGGCGTATCCATTTATTGATGATTCTGGAAGAAGTGTTGTAGAGGAATGGGTGTCTATAAATAAAAAATTTTCTATAAAACGATCTGGAACTATTAAACCATATTCTAATTCAACATAGCCATCTGATTTTATTATTGCACTACCATCTAATCTTGTTGAATTTTCATTAAACGAATAAGCATCTGTCCAATTATTATTTTTTAAATATTGTATTTTCCATCTTTTAGGAGTTGTTTTATTGCTATCTCCATATAGTGGATCTGGAGTATTTGATGAAAAATTAACAAAATTAGTTAAATCTACATCTCCAACGTTTGTTTGCATTTTAATTATAATTCTATTTGCAGGAACTTGTTCTTTATATACTACAAATGGCACTGCATCGTCAATATAATATTGCCCACCTGATATCTTTGCAATACCCCTTTCTAAACCATCTTCTTTTCTATATGAGTTCCAATATTTAAATTGATCATATCTAGAAGACATGTAATATCTTGGTCTTTGTGCTAAAAACTCTCCAGAATTTGCAAGATATTGATTATTATTATAAAAAAATAATGGTTTATTTATTCCAGATCTTGGTCTGAATGGCTTTAAACAATCTTCTAATGAATAAAGCAGTTTTCTTTTTTCTTCTATAGATGTAAATTGTTGAGGCAGATCTTGATTATCTACCCCGCCATCTATAGATATTTCAGAGTCTGTTGCATCTGTATAATAATCGCCTTCATCTAATTGATCAAAAGATACTGGTAATGTTCTATATTTTATTTCTGATCCAATTGGCCTATATCTATAATTGCCAACATAAAAAATATTATCTGGCATGTTCATATTCCATTCAGCAAGAATTAAAGATTTGGTTTGAATTGTTGCCGATGTTTCAAAATGATTTTTTAGTGTTTCACTAACAAACAACTTAGACCTCTTCCAGAGTTACTGAAATATTCCAAAGATCATGATTTGCTCCACCACGTTTAACAACGCTATAATTAAAATTAGAAAAATATACTTGTATAACTTGATTATATATAGGAAGGTATTGAAAAGATTCATTAACAACTTCTCCATTTACTTTAAAATTTTTATATTTATCATATGACAGAAACATCCAAAATGGTCCTTGATGATTTTCATACCAATCTAATATCTCTACACCGCCTGCACCACCATCTGCAGTATATTCATACTTAGTATTTTTATTTGGTGAAACGCCATTAGATGAAAAATTTGCTAATTCATCATATGCTCTAGATGGAAGATTGTTCCAAGAAACTGTTATTGATAACTTATCTGCAATATGATATGATCTCATTCTGCCGTTAATTGTTCTTTCACGTTTTTCAATTCTTTCATTATTAAAAGATATTTCATTTCTATTATGATCTGATAAAATTAAAAATTTATTTATTCCACCATTGGTAAGGCTTGAATCTGCACCTATTTCTTCTCCAGAAGGTACCTGAACACCATTAATATTTACTCCAGGATTTTCTGACCAAATAATTCCTGGCATTCTTTGATATCTTTTTCTGCCTAAAAAATATATTGGAGATGCCATTATAATCCTCTCTGAGTTCTAATTCTTTGATTATCAATTCTTTTAATCTGTGTCATAACTGTTCTTGCAATATCATCTGCATTAGATTCAGATTTAACATTTAGATTTAAGTTATAATTATACACTGAAGATCCACTGTATGAGCCATCATTTATTTTATTAAGATTATTTACTCCAAATGAATCAACAGCATTTCTTTTAACCACAAACTCTCCAGGTGTTAGCATTGCTGGAATTGTGTCGGTACCCCTTGAATATCCACCTGAAACAAAATATTTTGGAACCATACCACCCATTGCCATTTTTAATTTTCCTGTTAATGGATCTAGTTGTGGATTAGCCCTAAAATAAGCATCTGCTTGAGCCTGTAGTCTTGAAGACATTCCTGCTAGTCCTGCTGCTGCTCCTGGTTCAATTCCCATTGCAATATTTTGTGCAGTTAGCCTGCTTTGAATTTCATCATATTTAACAGGATTTGTAATTGATGGAGCAGACGCTACTGGTTGATTTTGCATAGCAAGCATAGCCTTAAGTGCTCTTTCAAGTTCATTTGCCAAGTTTGTAGCATTTGTAGCAGAACCTGCAAGTTTTGCAGCATAAGCATCTAACGGACCTTTACTTAACTCAAGAAGTGTCTTTGCTGTATCAATCTCTAATTTAGTTTTACCAGCATAAATTGCAGATTCTTTTTCTTTTTCAACTGTAGTGTTTAGCGCTTTAAGTTTACGATTAGTTGCATCAATACTATCTTCAATTTCATTTTTTTGTTCTTGGAGAGTTAACAATTTTTGTTTTTCAATTGTTGCTATTTCTAATTGAAGCACTTTATTTCTTTTTTCAATTTCAATTCTACCAAGTTTTTTAATATTTTCATCACGAGCACTAGTTAAAATATCTCTTTGGTTAGTTAAAACAGATTGTGCATTTTGTGTTCTTGCTTCTTGTACAGCCTGTGCAGCAGCAGATATGTCTCCACGAGTAAGGGCATCAGCAATTGACATTCTTTGTTTTTGAATGTTTGCAATATTTTGATTGGCTTTTTCAATTGTGTCAAGTGCTTCTATTTGCTTATTATATTTTTCATTAATTGCATCTTCTTGTAATGCTATTTGTTCAAGGACGTAATTATTTGCGTCAATTACCTTTTGTATTGGCTCAATTTGATTTTGTGTAATTGTTTGAATTTGGTCATTTACTTTTTCTAAAAGTCCTTCTTGTTTTTCTATTTCATCATTAAATTCTTTAATTTTAGTTGCAGCACGTAAATCAATAAGTTTTTCATTAAGGGCTATAAATTTTTGTAAGTTTTCTAAACGTGCAATTCCTACATCTCGTGGATCAGCAACAGTTTCTTCATTTATTTTACTTTGTACTTTAAATTCTTCAACTAACGCAAGATATTTTTTAAGTGCATCCGTTCTTTGTTTTGTTGTTTTAAGATTTTTATTTGCAAGAATTTCTGCTACAATTTCAGAATCATTGGTTAACTCTAATGCAGTTTTATAATCAACTTGCTTGCTTATCAAAAGTGTAAATGCTTCTGTTTGATCTTTAAGTGCTTGAATTTTTGCTGCTAGTCCTTTTAATTCTCCTTTTGCTTGTCCATCATTGCCCTCGCCATTTAATTTTGCATCCTCTTCATTTACTTTGGCTACTGCTCCAAAAAGACCTATATATTCTTGGGTTAATCTATTTATTGCTCTGGCTCTTGCTTTTGGATCTGTTGAAGACAATGCCTTTATAGTAGGACTGTCTTTAGAAAGAACTCCAGAACTTAAAAGAGCAATAAGCATCATTTCTTGTTTTGCTGATTGAAGATTTTTTAAAAACGGTCCTGCATTAATACCAAGTTGTTTAAATATATCTATTAATGCAACTCTTCTTGCTGCTTCATCTAGTCCATTAAGTGTACTCAATATTCCAGTTAAACTTGCTTCGAATTGGTCTCCATCAATAAGACCAAGTTTAAACATTCCAGCAGAAGATTTTGCAGTTTCTGATATAAAAGTACTCAATTCAGAAAGAGATTTTTTAGTTTCATTTGTCATTGTTACAACTTCTGGAGCATCTCCCATTAAACTACCCCAGAGTCCCTTTAAAAACTTTTCAAGTCCAGTTGGCTCAACTTTAAAGTTTTTATCAAAATTTACAAGAATTGCTGCAATTTGACTTTGTAATTTTTTAATTGCTTCTTCAGAAAAATTTAATGATTTTACATCTATTTTTACATCAGTTTTTCCTGCTTCTTCACGAAGGGCATCAATAATTGTTTGAACTTGTTCAGTTGCAAAACCTTGTGCTTTAAGATTAAGTGCTAAAGAGGTAAATGCTAGTTCTGCTTCTTGTGCTGTTGCTTTAGACAATGTTTTGATGGTAGGTGCAAATTGTTCTTGGAATGATTCATCTGCTCTTAAGGCATCTCTTTGAGACCTTACTGTTTTTCCTACAATTTCCCTATTTTTTCCTTCAAATGGAAGTTTTGTTGGAACAACACCAAAAAAATCTCCTAATGTTTTTACTTGTTTCGTAGTAGTTTTCATTGCATTTGATAGACCATTGATATATTCTAATTCTCGTTTTTTTGCATCATTTGTTAGTTTAAGTCCAACACCTAAAGCAGTAATGCCAACAGCAATAACTCCTAATTTAAGTGCTCCTAATGCTGAAAGGAGTGCTATTATTTTTTGACCAGTAAGGAGTTGAATTATAGATGATAGTGCAAACAATGGTCCACTTATTTGAAACAATATTTCAGAGAATTTTCCTAAATTTCCGCCAGCCATTGATGCTACACCAGAGAGGGCAGATAGTGCAAACGTTCCAGACATGAAGGCTTTATTCAAGTTATTCATTCTTGCATTCATTACTTCTATGCGTTTTGCTTGTCTGTTTGCAAGAATTTGGTCTCTATTCCGCCTTGCCTTTTCTGTTATTTCTGCTAAATTAACTGCTGCTGGAGAACTAGATGCTATAGATCCTGGCTGACCTGGTGCTCTAAATGGAACATTTCTGACTCCACCAACTGCAGCGTTAGCCAAAGTAGTTCCTGCTTTTGCCACATCACCTTGTCTACTTGCCATTCCAACTTCTAAACCACGAGCAATATCTTGTCCTATTGGAATTGTTTTTTTCGAAGGAGATGCTGATGCTGCACCTTCTTTTGCACCTTGAATAGCAGCATTTGCAACTACTTGCCCTTCTTTAAATGAAGCACCTTTTTTAAGTTCTGCTAAAACTTTTTGTTCGGCAGCATTTCCAGCACCAGCCTTTTTTCTTAAAAATGGATCAATATATGTTGGCGTAGCACTTGCTTGTGGAATATGAGCAAAAGTATAATCTTGCATGTTTCCTGGAACTGGTAAATTTCTTTGTGCAAGTTCTCTTGGAAAATTCTTTACTGTTTGTTCTTTTAATGAATCGCCAAATCTTTCATACGATGCTCTTTTAACAACTGTTTGTCCTGATTCATTTAATGCTAACTCAATTCTTTTTATATCTGTTTGTGTTTTATCACTTAATAATGGAGAAACAAGTTTTCTTAATGCTACAGATAATTGTTCTGCTTGATCTGCACTAATTTGTGAACTTTGTTCTAAACTTTGAATATGTTGTACAATTTTTGGATATTGTTGTTCACCAAGTTGTGCTACGCTAGTTACTTCATCACTAATACCACTCTTAAAAATATCAAATATTCCATCTAATACTGGGTTTAGTCCTACCCAAAATTTATTATAATTATCTGATGTCTGTCTTATTCCAGCCTCTGCCATTGCTGCAGTTTTTAATGCAGATGCAAAAGATGCTTTTGCTGTTTCATTAAGTTGTAGCCATTCTGGATCCATACCAAAACCACTAGCAGTATTTCCTGGAGCCATCATTGCAATAGGAGAAAATCTTCTTTGCATAAAACTTCCACCAAGAACTGTTCCTACTGTTTCTCCAAGATTACCCTTTTTATATCCAGGAATTTTATCTGCAATCATTCCCTGAATTAATGGAGCATACTTCTTTGCCATTTCTGTTGGAATAACTGCTTCTCCTGGAGATAACATTGCTGGAACTACATCTCCTGCTCCTTTTGGTCCAGGAACAGAAACAATACCACTTGCTAGTTTTCTTGCACCTCTTCCTGGTAGCATCATTCCAGGATTATTTATTGCAAAGTTTCTTGCTGCACCTGCTGCAGAAGTATATGCTGCTATAAGTTTATTGATTGCAGTTGCTTCAGCATTAAATGTTTGTGTTAAATTTGCATGTGTTTGATTAAGAGAATGTGCTGCTGATGCTGCATCAATCTGTTCACTTGTCATGTATTGGGTTTGTTCACCAAGTATTTGTGTTTGTCCAGTTAGTCTTTGATATCCTCCACGGAGTGTTAAGAATAATTTAATAATATTTGCAATACCGTTAGCAAATAAACCAAAAGTCATCAGAAGAACTGGTCCAACAGCACCAATACCAACAGTTAATAGTGTAATCAGTTTTTTAGTTCCATTAGAAAGATTATCAAATTTTTCAAGTATATTTCCAACAAAATCAATTATTGGAGTAACTGCCTCTAAAAATGCTTGACCAACTGGAATAAGTGCAACCTTTAAATCTTCAACAGTTTTCTTAAATTTATTCATTGCAGAGTCTGCAGTCATTCCTAATTCTTGCTCTGATAATGCAGAAAGTTCTTCTACTGATGAATTTGCTAAAGCAAGAACACGAGCAGCCTGATTTCCATCTTTTGCAACGTTAGCAAATAATGTTGATAAACGAGCAAATTGGAATTTACCAAACATTTGTTCAATTGCTCTTGCTCTATTAAGTGGATCTAGTTGGTTAAGTGCTGTTGCAAATTCTACTACTGTTGCTTTAAGATTTCCTTTATTTTTTGTTACAATCTCATTTGCATTAATTCCAAAACCAGCAAGCATATCGCTTGCTTTTTTAGTTGGATTAATTAACGCTGCTAAACCAGACTTAAGTGCGTTAGCACCTTCTGATGCATTAATTCCACCTTCCTTCATTGCTGCCATAAAGAATGTTAAATCTTTTACATCTCCGCCTAGTTGTTGAATAACTGGAGCAACTTTTGGAATTGCAATAGTGATATCATCAAGTGATACAACTGTTTGGTTTTCTACTGCGTTTAAAAAGTTAATAGAATCTGCAAGTTTTTCAGAAGACATTCCAAAAGCATTTTGTAAAGAAATAGTTGTTTCAAGTGCTTGCTGACTATCAATTTGACCAAGAATAGATAGGCGTGTTGCTTCTGTTGTTTGTCTTTGTAAATCAAGACCAGAAAAACCTGCTGCTGCAGCCTCTGCAGCCAAACCAACAGTAGTAGATACTGCTACACCATATTTTGTAAATTGTTTGCCTAACTCTGTTATGTTATCTAATGCTTGTTGAGTTTCTTCTTGTGGTGTAAATAAATCTCCATAAACCTTTTTAAATTTTAAAGCCTGTGCTTCCATTTCCATAAATGTTTTGGTTGCTGCAGTTCCTACAGCCATTAATGGAAGTGTAAAACCAACCATTAACTGACGACCTGCCCATTGAGTATTCTTACCAAAATTTAGAAGATTAGTAGAACCCTGTTTCATTAATTGATTAAATAATGCTTGTTTCTGTGCTGCTAATTGAACTTTGGTTGTATAGTCTTCCATGTTCAATTGTGTTGGCATAACAGCAATTGCTCTCATTGCACCGTTAGTATCACGGCCCATCTTAATATATTGAGTCTGTAGTCTTTTTACACGTTCTTCTGCTACCTTGCCAACTGTGTCAAACTCAGATTTAAATAACTTACCAAATGTCTTTGTAGATGCTCCCGCATAGCGGAAGTACTCACGCATTGAAAACTTATTTTTTTCTAACGAGTCAGTAAAAGATTCTGCAGATGTTTTAACTGTACGCATTTCAGCACTAAATGCGCCGATAGAATTTATGCTATTTAAAAGATTTTTTTGTAAATCTCTTTGTGCAAGTGCTGCAGCCTCGCTTGATTTAGAAATAGAGGTGTGAAACTGTGATATCTGACGTTGTAATGCCTTTAACTGTGCTAATGCATTAGACGAATCAATATTAATGTCAATATTAGCATTAACATCAGCCATTTAGTTTCACACCTCTTTTAAATTATTCAGCCATAGTTACGCCAAGAACGTCTGAAACTTCAGCAAGTTTAATACCTGATGCTGCTTCTACGATCTTGTAAACAGTTGGAAGATCAACGATCTCCTCTAGTTTATTTACGTCTTCAGAGAGTTCTGGCTTGTATTGTTTCATTGCAATCTGTACACATTCCATAAGAATGTCCATAGATTTTCCATTATCTTCCGCCACCGCTCCCACACCCTCAAACTTCTTCATAAATGGACGAAGTAGAGAGATTTTTAGAGGACGTACTGTAACTTTTGTGCCATCAATTAACGTAAGAGTATTTTCCTCATGCGTAGTTGTTGCCATTATTTCCTCCTATAGGTTATGTCAATTATAGCATAAGGAAACTATTTTGTTAGGTCTTCGTAATCCAAACCCATTCCAATACCAAACCCTGCTTTCTGTGCATTTACACCTTGCAACGCTAGTACATCATTGCTATCATTTGTCTTACCTTTGCTAAATACTCTGGCTTTCATGTCTTCCCATTCTTTTTGACCTTTATTTTTATTTGCTTCCCCGTCTAAATTTACACCTTGAATTGCAGCCAAAAATTTCTTTTCTGTATAATCTAATTCTCTACTTACCTCTAAGGTTGCCATTAGTTCTGGCATTGACAAAGAAGTTTCTAATTCTTGATAGTCTTTCCATATACCTAATAAAAATACCTCAGATTCTAATTTGGCTAAATCAAGATTTTCCCAGGTATTCCCGCTGTCTATTGCTTGATCCTTTACTGGCTCTTGTGATTTTTTATTAATACGTATTCCAGCAGCAATATCTAAAATATCATAAATTGTTGGCATATCTATATTATCTTCAACATCCTTAACAGTACCCGCAATTTTAGGATAATATTGTTTCATACATATTCTGACACACTCTACTAACACCTCAATTGCTTCATCATCATTTTTAGTGTTATTAATGTTATCAAATGTTATCATAAATTCACGAAGATATTTTATTTTTAATGGTATTATTTCTAATTCTGTACCATTAAATAAATACACGACTTTGCTTTTATATATTGTAGTTGCCATATAAAATCTATTCTATCATAAAACAACAAAGCCCACATCCGAAGACATGGGCTATGTAGAATAGTTAAACTATTAAGACAATAGGTCTCCGAAGGTACGATCAACGATCTTACCGTATGAGCCTGAAACGTCTTCTGGTAGCAAACGGAAAGAAACTTCAAACATTGAAGCCTCATCACGCTTTGCTGAAACTGTTACGTTTTCGATTGACAAAGCACGGTATGCTGTGTAAACACGCTCTACGAATGGAGAATCTATGCAGTCACCTGTACCAGGTCCTACTGCAACAATTCCACGTTCTACTGGGCACTCACCAATGTCTCCTGCAGATAGGTTTAAAACCTGTCCTGTGTGACTTGCTTTGTTTCCAGTTAATTCGTCTGAGTTAAATGCTAGAGCCAAAAGAAGATTCTCAAGAGTAGCCTCAGCAAAAGCAGTTGCAAGATTTACCTGCATGCCTTGCTTGTAAAGTTTTGCAACGTCAAGAATTTGGTCAACCTGTACTTCACCGAAGTCTGGTTGGAACTGTAATTCAAGACCGTTCATTGTATAACCTACGTTAGTATATGCTGCATCATTTGAAAGTGTTTCTTTAAAAGATACTTCTGTACTAAATGCCTCCAGTGTTCCTGGAGTTAAGGTTGTATCTGCAACGAAAAGTGCAGCAGCGCCAACAATAATGTTGGTCGATGTTCCACGACTGTATGCCATTTATTCACCTCTTTCTATAGAAATAGATATTAAGTTGTTTGGCGTTTTGTTTCCTCGCATTAATTATAACACCGTTTTAGGTATATCTTTCGGATACCCCGCCTGTATGATAGTCATACTCTATTACAAGTTTGTTAAGTCCAAGGGTTCTGGCAGATGCTAATTCTAGGATATCCCTACTTTCATCTGCCTGATAAACCTTTATATTATGAAAAAATACATTTTTGGTAATAACTTCTTGATTTTCATCAAGAATGTCATTTTGAGATATCCATAGATTTAGGTCTTGAGCAGCAGCGTCCTCTCTGTCTAGGCATTCAATAATAACCCTAGTAGTGTCAATCAGTTTAGAAAGGTTTGGACTATAAATAAAATATATTAACTGTTCTCTTTTATGTCTATAAAATGTGTTTGGTCTAAATCTAATAAGCCTATCAAATATAATAACTGTTGTATCTGGGTTGTTTCTAATAAATGGAATGTCATTATAAATACCCTCTACGCTATCAGGAACTTGTGCTGGGAAGAAAGGTTGAAATGGCTCTGGTCCAGTTGGCATGAGTGGATTGCCGTCAACTCCTTTAAACTTTCTTAATTCTTCAAGAATATAGGCATTTAAAAAAACAGGTGGAAATCCTGTATTATTATTTACACTTATTAGTTCTGCCATAATACTATTCTACACCAATCTTTGCATTAGTAATCCACTTAAAGCCAGTATCGATACCTTTAGATCTACCCATTCTAGAACCAACTTTAATATTTTTCTTGAAGATTGTTGGTTTTTTAATGTAGTCGTATATTCCACTAGCCCGTAAAAATGATTGTTTAAAATATCTTAAAATAAATTCGTCCATAGTTTTTTCAAATGATCCTCTTGCCTGACTTCCTCCAGGATTGGAAATAACTACTGACTTTTTAGTAAATACGGTTTGTCCACCTTCATTAAATACAAGGGCTGGAGATTTTGTAGGTTTAATTGTAACTGGAATTCCATCTTCCATAATCTTCGCTTTATTATAAAATGGTACATTTGAGTCTTTTTTAATAGTTCTTGATTGTTTAAATTTTGAATTAATACTTAGTCCAAGGTTACTAACGGTATAAGTAATATCAAATAATCTTGCACTAGGGCTGCCAGATTGATACCACTCATAAACATGTTGAAGGGCTGCTGGGTTTCCTCTTGCTGAAACATCTACATATTTAGCCATTGCATCTATTGTTCCTAAACCTAGATTTTTTAAAAAAACAGTTTTACCTTTTTGAGCACCATCTAAAAATCCATAGGCATATTCAACAATATTGTTCATTTGTTTATCAAAAGCCTTAGTGTTTGTTTTAATTATCATTAGTCTGTTATTGTTTGATTTTCTGTTCTACGTAACAATACTTTAAAATATTCAACAGATCCAAAAGGTCCAGTAAAAGGATCTACGGTTGCCACTTCATAAATTGTTCCACGTCCAGACCTTGGTCCTGCTGTTTCTCTATAAATAACTTCATCGTTGGCATTACGAATATTTGTAATTAAAATATTGCTAATTGCATTATCTGTTTGATTTGAAGATACTCTAGGATCTGCCTTTACTCTTGCTATTAGTTTATTTTCATGTTGTAAAAATGCTTCTGGTTTAATCTGTTCAGTACCCGCTCCTCCTACAGAGGTAGCATTGCATACAATTGTTCTATCATAAAACCAAGTTCTGCTTGCTTGTCCGTACTGCGTTTGATTTATTATTGGATAATATAGATCAGCCTTCATTGGATAAAGAAAGTCTGTTGTTGTACAGTCTTCCATTATAATACTCCTGGACGAATAATATTCTCTTTATATTTTTCTAAAATTTTATCTACTAATATATTTCCAGTACCATCAATAAGACGCTTATCGTATTCAATTTTAAATTGATCAGTACTATAATTTTTAATATATCTCTTGTAGTAATCTAATTTTCCACATTTAATATCATCAATTAACATTAATGTTGCATCTTGAATGTCATAAGGAACAACCTTATATCCAGTTTCTAGCAACATAATATAATCTGCTCCTTCTGGAAATGCAACTCCAGGAACTACGGTTTGAGTGTGTCCACTATCCTCTGTATCAAACATACTGATAGAATCTGAATACCCTAATGGAATGCGTGAATATCTTCGTTCTGCACGATTGATAGAGTCAACTGCCTCTAGTGGATCCTTAGTAATTGCTGTTTTATCTTTTGTAATTACAAAAGTATATTCTGTTAATTCTGGACCTTCCGCATTATCTATATCATAAACTAATTGTGAATTTTCATATACTTTTAAAATTTTATGAGTTTTTTTCCAAAGTGGTAAATAGTCATTTCCTTGTCCAACAACTTCTAGATATGTTCTATCATAATAAAATCCACCAACAGCAGCATCAATAATTGCTCTTGCTAAATTTTCATAACCTGTATAAAGTGCTATGTCGGTTGCTGTACCAGATGTAGCCAAGGATGCTGGATCTACGTATGGTCTCATAATTTCTAAATTATCTTGTACTACGATATCACCACGTACAATGTTTGCTCCAGAAGATCCACCATCTTCATAAATTGTTAAAGCATATGATTTGTCGTATTTAACAAAATCATCATCTAAAGAATAAGTTATTCTTTTACTAGCATTAGATTCAATAGTTTCTTCAATTTCTGTTAATTCTGCAACGTTTTCAATAACAATAATATAGTCAGCATTAGCGTCTGGAACTGTATAGGTTACAGAAAGTGGATAAGGTGGAAGACGTAGTATTTGCATGTTTATTTACCGTAATATGATGCTACTTCTTCAGGTGGTGCAATTCTTACCAACCTGTGAGTTAACCATTTTTCGGATGCCTCCTTTGAAACTATGTTATATCCTACCTTAAGGGCACCTAAGTTATCCATGTGTAGGTTTCTTTCTGAGTATAATGCTACTTTGTTTATCATACTTTTTGCCTTATCTACTTCTTCAACTTTTTCTTCTATTTTTTGTGGTGGAATCCAACTAGCCAAAATTTCTAAAATTTCAAGTTTAGTGTTTGCTTCAAATAACTCTATTTTATTTTTTTTTGCATATGCTTTTAATGCCATTACGGTTTTAGTAGATAATTCTTCTATTGTTAAATTCATAATTCTCCTAGTCTTATTTGTAATTATACCAGAATAAGAATAAGGCGGGTAGTTTTTTACGCTACCCGCCCTAATATTTGATCTTTTAGATCTTAGGAATCAGCGCTATCTGAGTCAACATAAGCGACTGCATCTAGTTCTTCCCATTGGATACCAAAGCGTACAAATACTGTGTACTCAATTGTATCTTTCTTTGGCTTGTATTCACGGTTTACAGTGATGTCTCGTTGGAAACCCCATACACGGTTCTGAGGGAATGTCAAATCGACATAACCTGCAGGGTAGTAAGGAACTTCAAGAACATCTACACCAAGTACACGAGTTGTACGTGAGTTACCTAGTGTTTGTGCTCCGCCATCAAGGAACTCTTGACGGTTTGCTTGTGTGCTACCAATTCTGTCAGCGAATGCTGAAGAAATAGCGTCTGCAAGTGTACCGTTGTTGCGAACAATACCAGCAAAAGCATCAGTACCTGCGTAGAACTTAAGGTTTGACTTAAGTGCACGGTACTTGCGAGGCATTGCTAATAGCAAACCTTGCATTACTGATGTAGTGTAGTTGTTGTCTGCAACTGTTGCAGCATATTCGTGAGCAGCATTTCCTACTGTTCCACGAGTTTGCTTAACAAAGCCAGGCATGATAGAAAGGAAGGCATCTGCGCCTGTTCCTAGACCATTAATTGCAAGGTCTTCAATATCGTTAGCAAATGCATTGGTCATTAAGCGAACTAAATGATCTTCAAGTGCTCCACCTTCAATATTGTCTTCTAGTGCTTCAGTTGATACTTCCCAGTCAAGACGAATCTTTTTGGTAGTTAGTTCAACCTTAGTAAATGTTGCACCAATGTTTGTGTAATCTGGTGCGCCTTGTGCAGCAGCACGGATAACACGCTCTCCAACGTTAACCTTTTCGATTTCCATTGTGTTGGCACGCATTGTAACTCTACGACCATCCTTAGCGAGAACTGTTGCATCCCACACATAGTCGATGAAGCGACGTGCTTGCTCTGGTGCTAGAATACCACCTGCGACGCCTGTTGGGTTTACTGCATTGTCTCCAGATGTTGATCCGAATGCTGCAGTTGCTGTGTTACCAAGTTGTGATCCTACAGATTGTGCTGCAGAGTTTAAACCAGTAGCACTACCTACGCCACCAGATACGAATCCGCCTTGAGAGTTAATCTCATTGCCTGCTCCGCCTGATCCTGGGTAGTTCTTTTCTAGGTCTTTATTTTGTTCCGACATTATTTTCACCTCCTAGTGATTTTGTACTTTAGTTAAATAGGTCGGTTGATTTGAGGAAACGACCGCCCCATAGGGATTTTTGAACTTGTGAAGGTTCAAACTGCACGATCTCGCCTAGATCGCCAGACTTGCGGAAAGCGGTGTCGTGCTCTACGGCATCTACTCGCTTACCAAACTCATTAAAAACTCCCTTAACATTTTTTACCTCATCAGATACGGTTTTAACCTCACCTGATACGGTGTCAAGAGACTTACTCAATGCAACAATTTGCTCATGAAGAGACTTAACGGTTGTTGCTAAATCGCCAAAGGCATTTGTAAGAGAATTTTTGATTTCTGCAACTGCCTCAACAATTACTTCATCAGACTTTGCTACAATAGTTTCAGTTGCAACAACTTCTCCCTCTTCTGTTTTTTCAATAGAAGAATCTGCACCACCATCATTTGAATTAGCAACTGCAAGTTCTTCAACTGCTGGTGCTTCATCAACGACTGCAACAGTTTCTTCAACTGCTACTGGCTGTGCCTCTGGAGCGACCTGTACTTCTTCAACTGCAGTGTCAACCACTGCCTCTGTTGTTTCAGTCATAGGACTAACCTCCTTTGTAATCTTAATTGTACTAATGCCTTTAGCACTATCAACTAAGAACTTTAGTGTTTCTGTATTATTTTTGTCACCCTTTTCAATAAAACCAATATTTTGCATTGGTTGTCCAGATGTAGGGCTTGTTTCACTGTCAGATTCTGAAACCATAACAATTCCAGTTTCTGAATCCCAGAATACATTTTCAATTTCTGCCTTTGAAAGATATCCACCAATTACATTTTGACCATCTACTTTTTCGATGGATACAATATTTGCAAATTGATTTGCAGGATTATCAACTAGTGATAACTCAAACAAATCATATTCTTTAATTACACGGATGGTTTTGCTTAGTTCTTCGTTATATGCATCATCCCAATTTTTAATATTACCGCCAATAGAAAAACCTTTGTAGGTACCGTCTAAAACCTTTTCCCAAGCATCTTGTGCACCTTTAGAAACATAAGCAGAAACATAAACTCCACTATAAAACTTTTTTACTGAAGGATCAAAATATCTATCCTCTTTAAATGATACAATCTTGCCAACAGCAGATGGTTGGTGCATTTCACGTAAGTTACCTCTAAAATTTTTAAATGCTTGAATGCTAGATTCTGTAGTTACAATATCGCCCTGTTTATCAACATTATCTAGGGTTGCAAAACCAGATACCATTCGGCGCTCTACATCTACTTTGCCAATAGGCATTGATAGACGAACACTGTCGCCACTAGTTTCCCAATGAGCCTTATTTATTAACATATCGTTATCCATTATACCAAACTATTTTACAAATATCTCATTTACTGAGATGATCTGCCTTCACCCTGTGGATTACGACCAGATATAGTGGTTGTAGAGTCTGAGTTGTTATTTGTTCTTTCTGCATCTCTTTCTCTATTCCCTGCCAAATTTGCCCTTGAGTCAGTTGCTTGACGTGGAGACATCACAAATGGCTCATCCCCATCGGCTCTTTGTGGAAGATCTAATTTTTCACGAGCCTCGTTTGGAGTCATAACCTGTGTTTTTACGTATCTTTCAATAATTTGAGATTGAGCAATTTCATCCGTT